TGAGATCGAGCGCCCCGAGCCGCGAGATCAACACCAGCAGCGCCTGCGTGCGCGTATCGTTAATCGAAGGCGCGGCCGACAGCTCGGGCATCAGCTGTGCTCCGTGCTGAACGCGGCAGTCAGCGAGACCATCGTGCAGTTGGCCCACTGTCCGGCGGTGAGTGGCATCAGCGTCGGCGAGGAGAGCGCCACGCCATAAACGCCGGCGACCGAGAGCGCCGCGATGATCTGGCTGGGCACGATGTCGCGCTGAATCTTGGAGGCGAGCTCGAGTGCGAGTTCCTGCACCGCAGTCGTCGCGGCGATGATCGTCGCGGTCGGATCGGCATCTGAGTACAGCGTAACCGTCGCCGTGATCTGATAATCGACCTCGGTGACAGCGAGCACGCTGACGGTATCGGTCAAGGGACGCATGGTGTCGGCGTTCAGCACCGCGGCAACTTTCGCGAGCAGCGCGGAGTTCGCGACTCCGGCACTGTTCGGCGCCGGCGACGGCTGTTGCGTCACCGGTCCCGTCAGCACGTACACGTTAACCGATCCGGGAGCAGGACTGATGACTTGCGCGTCGACGATCGACGGATCGGCGCCGATCGCGAAGAAGCGGTAGGCACCAATCGGGCCCGCGACGCTGAACTGATTGGGCGCGGCCTGGATGCGCGTGCGGAGATGATCGTCGGTCTCGGGAGCGGAGCCGCCGGTGGTCGTGCTGGTGTTGGTCACGCTCGCGATCAAGGCGTTCGGATTGAGCAGAACGTTTATCTGTCCTGCGAGGTATCCATTCGCACCCGCTCCTGGAGCCGTCGCGGCGGCAGCGACGCTCGCGATGGTGGCGCCGGCCGCGAAGATGATCGTGGCGCTGGTCGCGAATGCAAATTGACCGTCGCTGGTGCCGGCCAGCGTTCCAGCGGGTATCGTAAACGGCACCGTCAGCGCGCCGGTCAGTGTGAATTGAAGCGTTGTCACCGCGGGCTGCGACGCGAGTCGATTCACGCTCAGCAGTTGACCGAGATAATCGAGCATCGGAAACGACGCGAAGGCGAGCAGATTCTGCTCAGCCGCATACTGGATCGCGTTGCGCACCAGCGACTCGCGGTACGCGTACAAATTGATCAGAAGACGCTCGACTTGCGCCGGCTGAAGCGTCCGGCCCGACGCCGCCTCGAACTCTGCGATCATGTCGGCGAGGATCAGGTTTGGATCGAGACCGTCCGCATCATTGACAAACACCGGCGGCGGCAATGATAGAATTCCTGCACCCATCAACTCATCCTTTCGTCACGGTCGGCGCGGCCGGCTAGACCGTCGCTCCCGGAATAGTCACGGTCGTGGTCTGGACGGGGGCCGCAGCGGTACCCAGCTTGAGTTGCCAATTGAGCGTGACGTCGAGATGCGCGCCAGATTGCACGGTCCCATCGTTGACCGGCTGCGCCGTGACCGAAACAAGATTCACCCGCGGCTCCCAGGTCGTGATCGCGGTCGTAAGTTCGCTGACGATTGCCGGCAGCGCGAGGCTGATCGGAAAATCGATGTAGCGCCAGATATCCGCGCCGAAAGTCGGGCGCAGCGGATCGCTCCCGCGTGGCGTCGTCACTATAATCCCCAGGCACTGCTCGACGTCGGCAAGTCCCTGCACCACCTCGCCGATGGCTCCCAGAGCCAGAGACCAGTCAGCCGACCTGATATCCGCGAGCGTGATTGCTCCTGCCGCCATCGTCATCCCGCCAGCACGTCGGTGCTTGCCGTCACGATTGTTCCGGTTTGCTCGCCGACCTGAACTTGGTCGCCAAGGCGCGCGACACCTGCGAGCAGGCCATTTCCGATTTGCACCTGGCCCGCGCTCTTGATGATGACGTTGCCGCTCGAGTCGATTTGGATCTGCGCGCCGTTCGCAGTGAGATTAAACGCGGCGCCCTGTGGAAGACTCACGGTCAAAACATGTTCAGTGCCGTCGTATGTGAGTTCAGCCTGGTCCTGAAACTTCAGATCGAGGAGATGAATCCGCGCATCATACTTGAATTCGGTGGTGTCCTCGAAAAACAGATCGAGCAGATGCGCGACGCGATCATAGTCGAAGTGCGCACCGTCCTTGAACGCGATATGAAATTTGTCGGCGCTGTCGACCGGCGGCACGTCAACGCTCGAATAGATCGCGCCCAGCACCGCACCGGCCTCGTCGCGCAAATCCATCAGGCACACGACCTGCTCGCCGATGTCGGGAATCCAGTACACTTTGTCGTTTTGAGTTTTCGCGAAGACGACCGGCAGCCACCAGCTGATCATCTCGTCGTAATCGGGGAACACGACGCGCACTTTTGCATGCGCCGGGTCCTGCTGCTGCACGATCCCAACGCGGAACGTGGGATTCAGCGAGGCGAATCGCTCGCGATATTCGATTATGTCGTTCATGCGCTAATCCTTCGCGCCGCGATCGAAGTTCTGTAGCCCGTCGCGCGCGCCAGATGATGCTTTGCGGTCTCGATCAGGTACTTTCCATCGAGCGCGCCCCATCCGCTCAGTTGCACATTGCTTCCAGCCACAAGGGCCGCGTTCCCCGGTCCTTCAATCGACGCGTCCACCGAAACCATGTCGTGCAGATGAAGCGCGGCCTCAGCCTTAACCTGCGCCTGCTGCGCGTTTTCGCACCGCGCCACAATTTTGAGAGTATCGCCAGTCAACACAGTTTCGTACGCAGACACCGACTGAGTAATCAGTTCCTTAGTATCGGGATCGAAGTAGGAGAATTCCGCCGCATCGTAAATTCGACGCGACCGGTTACGAAATGAGAATCGAATCATGTCCGAGCGCACAATCACTACCGTTGCCGGAACCGCCTCGAGAGCCAACCGATCGTAAAACACCAACTGTCCCGCGCGTACCGTGAAATCGAAGTTGTGCTCCCGCGCGAGACGTTTCAGAAACTCCAAATCCATCTGGCGCCGCTGAGTGACTCGCGCAAACAACACATCGCTCTCGGACTCCGACGATGCCGTCACCAGCACCAGCCCATACTTCGTGGCGATCTGCTGCGCGATTTCCACGATGCCCACATTTTCGTAGGCCACGGTATTTGAGGTGCGCATCGCGGTGGTGATGTACGCGGCGAGGCAGCGCAGCCGCATCACGTCAGGCGGTCCATCCAGCTCCAGCTCATCAATTTGAAATTCACCGCAGTCGAGCAAGAGCTCGCCGCTATACCCAATTTGAAGACTCACTATGTCCCCGAGCGTCGGATACCAGGCGCCCTGCCACACCTTGGTCGAGTCTTCGAGTTCGAGTTCCAGTTCGCCCGAAGCTCCGTCGAGTTTGTCGACATATCTGATCGCAACAACCATCTGGGATACGTCTGATGAGATATTCACTCCAGAGTAAGTGAGTATCCACTGAGGCGAGCGAACTGGATAAGATGCTGCCGACGCCATTACTCAGTCGCCCTTTGAGATACTTTCCAGGGCGGCAAGTTGATCGAGACTACGGCGCACTTCTGAAGGACCGGCACCTCTATCGATATGCCCGCATCGAATACTGGCTCAATAGCTACATTCGGATTAGCCATTATGATCGGTGAATAGTCAGTCGGATCGCCGTAGTACCGCCAAGCCAGCAGATCCCAGCGCTCGCCCGCCGTCGTGACATGCAGTATGAATTGTTTCGACGCCGTCATCGCGCGGTACTCCTCACGATGACCGTCGCCGCCACGTCGCCCGCGTCAAGATTGGGACCACTCGCGCCGGCCACCGCCGCGATATTTAGCAATGCCGAAACCCCAGGAGCGCTTGCTGTCGGCGACGTCACGATTGCCAGCGACGCTGCGGCAGTTGTCGGCGTCGCGCTGGAAAGCAGGATCGAATCGGCGTCCCATTCTTTAAGCGCGAGCGCAACCCGAATTGAGATGGGCGCGCCGCCCGCCGATAGTTGCTGCGATTTCACGTTGATCGATTCGATAACGAAAAATCCGCGAAATTCTCCGTCACCGAAAACCAGCGGCTGCGCAAGATGCTCGGCGGCGGTCGCGCGCAATAGCGCCAACTGCGCGGCAGGGTTGGTGAACGACGCGTGCCACATGAGCTCAAACTTCAGCCGCTCGAGATCGTCGCCGACCCACTGCAACTGCGGCTTGCTCTCGATGACCCTTTGCTCAGCAAAATCGTAGGTGGCTGCAGATTCGTAGGCATCCGGAGATCCGACCACTTCAAATTGAATTTCGCCCAATGCTGCGAACAAGTGATGTCTCCTCAGAACTGCGCGCGTTCTCGCCGCGTGGATTCTCGTTTCAATTGATCGAACAGCTCTTCGCGATGCATCCGCAGTGCGCCAATCACATCATGCTGCAAAGTACCGCCGCCCGTCCCAGAATTGATCACGACCGTGGGCGACGAGTTGATGGTGATCGCTGCACGTCCACTTCCAGCATTGGACCCAGGTAAATTGCTCGATGGCTGCGCGAACTCTCGGTGCGAGAAACCTGGCGGCGGCATACCTCCTCCACTAGATGGAACCCGGACCTTCGCCAAAACTCCCAAGTCGGCGAAAGACGTTCGTCTCATCCTGTGACCCGCGCTCGCTTTAATCTTCGCATCTGTATTCGAAGCCGACACCGGCGTCGTATATCGTGACGCGTCCGACGCCGATCTCGGCGCATCTCCCGATTCAACCCGCGACAAAAGATTCATCGCGCGTGACAAATCCGAAATCCGTCGGGAGGCGCGCGCGCCCGCATCGACCACTCTCGTTGCACGGTGCCGCCTGCGCGTCTCCGCATCCCTGGTCCGATCGTCCGACGCGTTCAAACCAGGATCGTCGCCAGAGCCCCTCCCAGAGCCACCGCGCTCAGTACTTCCTCTGAGAGATGATTCCGCACCAGACGCCTGCTCACCTCTCAAGAACGAGATTCTGGTAGGAAGTTGCCAACGATAGCTTTTCGACAGCGCGATACTCGCAGCCGCCCGCGCCCTTCTGACATTAGCGCGGGCCAGTTTCGCTACTCGCTCGAGACCGCGCATTGCCTGCGTCGATTTCGATCCGCCGCTCTTCGCCGGCGCACCAAAGATCCTGGGATGCCTCTTCATCCGATTCTCGTTGCGACTCGACTAGGCCCGCGCGGCATTCCGGTCGAAAGGCCGACGTTGAGAAGTCGCCGCTTCCACTCGCAAGGGACGGCCCGCGAGTTCCTTGCCGTTCATGGCTCGCACCGCGACTGCGGCGTCGTCCTCATTGCTCATCTCGACAAAGCCAAACCCGCGCGAGCGCCCGTCGAAACGGTCGCGCACAATTTCAGCTCGCTCAACGCTGCCGATTTCGGCGAACGCCTCGCGCAGATCGCCATCGCCCAGCGCAAAACTCAGATTGCCAACGAATAGTCTTACTTTCATCGCCTCACCGTCTTGTTTGATTACTCAGTGCGCTCATACCGCTATAGTCACTACAAATACTACTCACGACTCGCCCCCTCCGCCGCGTTCGACGCGTATCCGCTCATAGTCGCTCATTGCGTCGAGCCAGTACGACAGCTCCGCAAAGTCCATCTCGCTCAGTTCCTGGACTGAGAATCCGGATTGGACGAGGCCTGCGAAGCTCGCGGCGGAGGGCGGTCGAAATTTTCGTCAATCACCTCAGCCTGCAACGCCATGACGTCGGCGAGATCCATTTCGAGCACGTCCTCGTATACGATCTTGCGCCCGTCCACCCGCGCCACCTCGGCGATCAATGCGAATACGACCGCGTTCGCGTCTCCCCCCGCCGCCGCCCGCTGTGCCCGCATCAGGTCCCGTCCATAGCCTTTCCGCACCTCGGCGCGCGCGCCCGACGGCAACTCGATCGTTCGAACACTTTGATCGTCGGCGGGTTCCGCGCCACCTATTCGTACTCCATTCACGGTCGTGTCGTCGGTTTTCATTAGTCAGCGCTCCTGTGTTTCAGCTTCATGAACAGGATCACTCAACCGCCAAGGTTCGATCTGAAGGTACTCAGTTGATCGACGCCTCCAACCACGTAGATATTTGCGAATACGTCGTACAAGTATATTTGAACGCCCGCCACGAATAGCTCGCAGTGATAAATACTTACTATTGAAGTAGTCTCGACCATCTGATGCTGGCGGAAGGTGGGGCTTCCAGCGTCTTTGAAAACCCCGGTCATCAGGTAGACAACCGGGAGCTGCGCGCTTCGTCCCTGGCTGGTGTACTGCTCGAGGTTCCCGCGCGCCTGGAAAGAATGCGTCTGGAACGGACTAGCGGACATCGTGAGCGTTTCCGCGTCGAACGACGACCACTTGATCTTCGATTCGAGCTTTTCCACACCCGCCCACAGCTCCGCGGTTCCAGCCATCCCCAATCCCTTGTAGTCAACCATCTTGTGCTTCGGGTTGGCGATCTCGATTTCTTCGGCGCGGCCCAGCAGGCCGACGCCGTCGATGTATATATTTGCATTAGTCAGTGAGTTGATCTGGATATTCATTCTGTTCCTCTAGCGTCGCGGCGAGTTACGCCGTTGCTCCCGCGGCCACTGTGATCGGACTCGTCTGTCCCAGCTGCTGCAGCAGCGTCACGTCGATGAACGCCTCAAACGTGATTCTTTCTGCAGGCGGCGGAGGCATTACGTCAATATCAAACACCAGCTGCCCGCCCGCGATTTGCGCCGATGGATTCTCGGCCGGGTTGAAACTGGCCGCGCCCGCGACCAATGCCCCGCGCTGAATGAGCGATCGGATGAATGCGTTGGCGCTGGCAAGGATTGCGTCGATCAACGCGTTCGAAATCGGCTGATCGATAAACTGCAGCATCGCGAGCTCCACCGACTCCTCAATCACATCCATCGTGCGCCGGACCGAAATAAAATTATCCGGGGTAGTCGACGTGGGAAACGCGGCGCTCCTGTTTCCCCACACCCGGAGGCCTGTGCCGAAAGCGTTGAACACGGTCACGATTCCCGCCGCGTTCAGGTTGTTTACGTCCGACGAGACGTCGAGGATCGACGCGTAGAGTTGAACGTCCGGCCCGAGCAATCCATCGATCTCCGTATTCGAAGGCGACCACCAGTAGCCTTGCGCAAGGTCCTTCGCCGCGATCGCTCCCGCCACCCATTGCGAATATGGCGCGACCGCGTTCGCGTTGAATTCCGACGGCAGCGGTATTCCCGAAGGGTTGAGCGTCACTCCGGTCGGCACAATTCCGGTGTCCAGAAAAGTCTCTTGCGGATAGCAGAGAACCGCTCGGCTGCTCGAGGTTGCGAAGCCGTTGCCCACCACTCCGCGGTTGGTTATCGCAGCGGTCGCAGAAGTGGCAGGCGGCGAATCGATCAGCGCGATCGCGCGAACCTTGGTCGCCATCCCGGTGAGCGCAGTCGCAACCGTCGCGTCCTGTGAGTAGCCTGGTGCGATTAGTATCTTGGGAAAAAATCCCAAAGTGCCGTACGTGGTCTGAAACGCCTGCATCCCGGTGTACACGCCGCTTGTGATGGCTCCGATCACGTCTGCGTCCGCCACCTTCGAAGGATCAGCGTAGTTGAATCCGATCAATACGCTGGCGCCGGCGCTGATATGTCCACCCGATGCGCTCGGCACCATTGTGATCGCGCCGTTCACTGCGTCGACTGTATAGTCGGTACCCGCTGCGTATGTAGTACCCGCAGGACTGCTTGTGACTACTACGCTCGACACTCCCATGTGCCCGAGATTGATAGCTCCCTGCGCATTGAAGGTGAACGCGGTCGCAGCTATCGCAGTGAAGTGCCTGGTTGGATCGAAGACGTTGACGACGATCACTTGTCCGGCGCCTTGCGCCTGGATCGCCGCGAGGGCATATGGGATCGAGTACCCGCGAACCAGTGGCCCGAAGGCGGCCGCGCCGAGCGCCGACGAGACCAGGGTCGGCACATTGAGCGAGGCTGCGACCGTAGGCGACGTCACCGCCCACAGCGGCGCCGCGCCTACCAATCCAATCACCGCCGATTTGACGACGGTGACCGGCACCGGTCCGTTAGGTACTTCGATTACTTCAACTCCGTGCAGGAAACTGGCTGGCATGTATCACCTTTACTCAGTCTGATTGAGTTACTATTTTTCCGGGCTAGTTAGTCGGCTCGTCCTGGCCAGCGGTCGCAATAGCCACTTCAGCGTATGAGTATGCGATCTGAACCGTTTCGCCGGCGGAAATTGCACCGCCAGGAATCGCAGTGATTATTCCGTCCGCGCGATCGATCGAGTAGTCCGTTCCCTGGATTAGCGTCGCTCCGCCGGCCGCGGTGACGCTCACCGCGAACACGTTGCCCTGCGGCAGCTGAATCTGCAGGTTCGAATTGAAACTGTATGCAGTCGCGCCCAGCGTGACCGAGGTCTGCCCGCCTTCCTCCAGCGCGATGCCCTTGATGAACAGCGGGAAATCATCCGGCTGCGAGGCTTCCACCGCGACGGTGCTGAGCGCAAAGGTCGACGAGTAGGTCCACACCCCGCCCTGCTTGTCGCGCTTCACGAACTTTTCACGCAACGGGTACATTTTGCGGCAGCCTGGAACTTCATAGCCGGTCAGCGCTGTGC